GCATCGCTCGATACCGTCGATAAACCACCGCTTGCCATACATCGGAACGATTGGGATGTGCTTTCCTGCGATATATCCGCAATCTTCAAGCACTGAGCGCCCGCTCAGAATGTATTTGCGCACCTTGCGCCGCTTGACTTTTTTTTGCCGCACTTCTTTGGCGCCGGTGGCCTGGAGTTCGGTCAGCAATGCACCACCATCGGCTTCTAGTTCGGCGTCCGTGTGCCGTTCTTCCTCTCCGTCCAGCATCTCGAAAACGCGCACAGTCTCGCTCGTTTCCTCAACGCGGTAGTACTCAGCAATGTAGACCAGATCCGGCGTGAGCCAATCGAAGTCTGTCTGAAATATGTCTTTCGGCCAAGTTGCCGGATCATCGCCCCATTCTTCCGCGTATGCTTCGCGGGTCATAGCCGTGAGAACGAAACAGCGCTTGGCGTCTGCCTTATCCTGGCGCTTGGCGTTCAGGTCAAAGAAAACGCATGAGTCAGCGTCAAAGATGGGTTCAATGCGGATGCGCTGGCGCTCGTCCTCGTCGTCCTCTTCATCTTCGTACACGGTGCGCAGCCGCCATGCACCGAAGCCGCCGCCCACTGCTTCCTCGAATGCATTGTCGTATGCTTCTTCGGCGCATGAGTCTTGCTCATCGGCGCGATACAACCCGTCACAAGTTTCGGCCAGCTTGTCGTATTCGGTTTCGCCGTCTTTCGATACGAAGTCCACCGTAATGCGGTTATTGCGGTATTCGTTGATGATGCGAATAACGGCGAGGTGGATCTTGTTGACTTCAAAGCGCGGTTTGCTCTCGAACTGCTCGCCTAGCTGGCCTTCCCACTGCGCCCCTGCGATTGAATAGAAACGCCGATCTTGCAAGCATTGCAGGCGCTCGTCACGCAGGGCTGACTGAATGGCGTCGAATTCGGCCATTGCCTCGCTGTGAATTGCTGCCCACTTTTCTGCTTTGCTGCGCGCCATAAAAAAGCCCCGAAGTATCGGGGCCGTTTATATCACATTTTTAGCAATCATCGTAATCGTCGTAATCATCGTTTTCCAAGTAGAAGCTCTCAATTTCAGCATCTACCATCTCATGATCTTCTGGCTTCATTTTGCTCTCCAGCCAGTTTGCTGGCTTGCCGCGCTGGTCGAGAATTTTCCACTCGCACTCTGTATAGCCGTAGTAATCAATGTCAGAGTCCCAGCAATCTCGACCTTGCACCTTGTTGAAATATATCACGCCGATCTTGCAAGGAATGCCACACACACGAGTTTCGATGATGGTTTGGTAGATCATTTGTCGCCTTTCAGTTTCGGGTTGCGATGGAATGAATTCTGCAGCATGGCGCTCGCAATGTCAAGCACAAAAGCGCACAAAAGTAGGCGCTCTTTAGGGGGGGTTGCGCTTTTGTTATTTTTTGCGGTACATTTTCACACATCAAGGGCGCGCCCGGTAGTCCGATAGTCTCAACTTGATGAACAGGGAACGAGAATGCAAACGCAAAACATCCAGCATCCAACGCGACGCTATGTCGTACATGCTTACCCACAAGGTCGTTATGCTGTGTGGCCTGTTAACGCTGATGGACGGATTGATTTTGCAGACAGTTCGGTCATGCTATTTGCCAGCTTGCACGAAGCGCACAAAGAATCTCAGCGACGGAATGCTGAGACAGTGGGCACGATTGGCACGCTCTGAGGCTTGGCCGCTGTCTGTGCTCGCCTGGCACCTTCGCAGGCGTAGCGCAGCGCATCAATTACGTGATTGTCCCGATCGTCGAGGATCGGCAGCACTTGCGAGGTGAGCGGGTCAATCTTGTAGCTGTAGGCGGTCAGCTCGTCGATGGTGTGCGTGCACCGAGGATGCACCACGATGTCAAAAGACTTCAGCCACTCGATGCCATCCTCTACGCTGCGCGGCCCCTTGACTGCTGGCACGATCTTCGGGAAGCCGTTGCGCCGCATGTGTGAGATTGTTTCGGGCCTGGAGCTATCGGCCACGATTGGCCATCGCTCAGACTCCGGCACGCTCAGGAACAGGCTCGGCGTGTCCATGATCTCGCAGCCGATTCTGTAAGCCTCGTAATCAATGTAAAGCGTGCGCCCGATGATGTGACACCGAACTAGAACAGTCGGATCTACTGCGAAACCCCAGTCGGCACCGTAGCGGTGCACAGCATCAGGTGGTGCCTCGAACTCGTCAATGCGCCAGTTCTTGAACACTCTCGCTTCGGTGTTTTGCTGATACTGCCCGAGCCACACATGCGCCCACTTGCCCGGGTCACGCTTGCGGTCATACTCCATCTCATCGCGCAGGACATCCGGGAACCACGGATTGTCCTCATAATTGACCTGTAACACGATGGAATCAGGAGGCGGATTGTCGCCGCGCAAGAGTCGGTCAACCGGATCGTCCGGGCTCTCCGGGTTCCAGGTGAACAGAATCTCTGAGCCTTCCTCACGGATTGTAGGCCGAAGCAGGTCTAGGCTGCGCTGGCTCAGGCTTTGCGCTTCCTCAATCCAAGCCACATGATAGCCCTGCAGCGACTTGATCGAGTCGGCAGTGTGATTCTGCATCCCCATGAAGATGATCTGGCCCCCGTTCTTGGCCTTGATCTTTGCCTCCTGGATCTCAAAAAGATGCCCGACGCCAAGCGCCTCGATCTTTGCCTCGATTAGCTTCTTAACCGATTGATTGAGCGACTTCTGGATTTCACGGATGCACACAATGTCGGTGCGCTTCATGATAGAAAGCTCAACCAGGTATTCGGCCACGAAGTGCGACTTGCCCGAGCCACGGCCACCGTAGGCGCCTTTGTAGCGCGCAGGCTTGAACCAAGGCTCTGCCCAGGCTGGTGTTTGAATTTGAAGTTTCATCAGTTAGAAAGCCCCCGAAGGGGCTTGTTTGTGAGTTATTGAGCGATTCTGATAGCTTGGCTCAAGTTGTCGCAAAACACCCCTGCGCTGTAGTCACTCATAACATCGTCGTGATCGTTTTCGGTGCGCATATTAATGCAAATGGTTCTGCCGCCTTGCTCATAAAACGAGATGATGTTGCGGCCAGATTGCGCGCTATAACGATTTCCGATCTGCGCTACTACAAATCCGGCTTTTGTCAGCTTCTTTATGGCGTTGGTTACTTGCATGGTCTAGTTTCCTGTTTGCTGCGTTTCGGTAATCGTGTCGCAGTGGTGTTAATGTAGCACACTCGAACACAATTGCAACATAGGAAAAACCCTAGTCCGTCACTTTTTCACGATCACGCGCTCAATCTGCTGAATCGCAATTGGTCGGTCTGAGTCGCCGGATAGCTCCAGCTTGTCGCCGTACCGCTTCGGATCCCACTTCGCCAAAAGCTGCATGCGCGCCCAAACGCGGTTCTTTTGCCAGCTCACAAACCCAGCATCAGTCGCACCCGTAGCAGTCACCGGAGGATGTTCATCGGCAATGCGCAGCGTGTCGGTTGCTATCACATCATGGCCAGCTTTACGCGCGCGCGCGATACGTGCGGCCAGCGCTTCGTTCGCCTCGCACCAATCATACCAAGTATGCAAGCCGAGTTTATTATCTCGGCAAGCATGGACTAAAGGTATTCCATTGCTTACTGCCTCAATAATAGCCTCTGCAATTTTGACTTTTTCTTCTTCAGTTCTGCGTGCCATTTTCCACCTCAATTAGTTTATCCAGATAATGCCTGGCTTTTCTCAAATCCTCAATGCCGCCCTTATCTTTCCACCGTGCGAGATATTTTATAGCGTTACCTTGCAGGAATCCTGAGAATGCTTCGGCGCTCATCCATGCTTCCATGGCGTCCCATGGCTGGATCTCTTTCGTAGTGTAGTGCGTGCCGCCGATCTGGTGGAGTCTTGATGTGGTCATGTGTTCTTTCCTTCAAGTTCATCGGTTGAGAAGTTGCCCCAATTTTTCCGCATCCCGGTCCCCCTACCTCCCCCTAACGTATACGTTTTAGGGGAGGGGCGGGGGATTTTTCCGGGCTTTTGCCCCGAATCCCCCTAAACACCCCAGGGGGACTCAGGGGGATTTAGGGGGATTTTTGGTGTCCTCTTTTGCTCATCAAAAGTGCGCTACTGTGTGCTGGGTCGATGATAACCCAACCCTTCGCTGCGGTTGCAATGATGCCAGAATTGAGCATTGGCATGATCATTCCGTCCTTTCGGCTGGCTTCTGTTTTATTCGTTGCGGTGCGTTCTGAAATACCATCTGCAATTAGTAATTCTCTCAATGCATTG